CCTGTAAAAGTAAGAACGGAATCAGACGATGACACAGTCGCAGAAGACGAACTTGCGGACGCTCTCCAGGCCGATCTCAATCACTATCTCACAGCCGTTGCTCGGGAATACTATCCCGACACAGATCGTATGCTTTTCATGCTCGGCTTTGGCGGAACAGCATTTAAGAAAATCTATTTTTGCCCTCTCCGAGGAAGACCAGTTAGCGAGTCCGTCGATGCGGACGATCTCATCGTCAATAACGCCGCGACAGATTTAACGACTGCAAAGCGCATAACGCATCGCGTTTACTTGCGCCCAAGCACTGTGAAGCGTCTGCAGATACTTGGCGTTTATCGCGACATTGATCTTGGCACGCCTTCGTATGAAGGCAAAGATTCTGTGCAGCGCGAGAAGGCAGATCAGCAAGGCATTTCTGCAGAGGCGCGCAATCCAGACGATCGCGATCGCGAAATATATGAAGTATATTGCGAGCTCGATATTCAGGGCTTCGAACACAAATACAAAGGGAAGGTAACAGGTCTCGAGATCCCGTATCGCGTGACTATTGATAAAAGCTCGAGGGAGGTTCTCTCCATTGTGAGGAACTACGATGAGCCAACGGGAGAAGAAGGCAACGAGCTGCCTGAAGCTCGCATCAATTTCGTCAAGTATCAGTTTGTTCCTGGTATGGGTTTTTACGATATTGGTCTACTTCATATTCTGGGTAATACCACAAACGCGGTTACTGCCGCATGGCGCGAAATGCTGGACGCCGGCATGTATGCGAATTTTCCGGGATTCTTGATGGCCGATACAGGCGCGCGTCAAAACACAAACATCTTCCGCGTGCCTCCTGGCGGCGGTGCGCTTGTGAAGACAGGCGGCATGCCAATTAATCAAGCTGTAATGCCATTGCCGTATAAAGAGCCTGGTCAGGCTTTGATGAATCTTGTCTTGAACATGGTTGAGACAGGGCAGCGCGTTGGCACAACGAGCGAGCTGCAAGTTGGCGAAGGTCGAGCCGATGCGCCTGTGGGAACAACGCTTGCGTTGATTGATCAAGCAACGAAGATCCTAAACGCCGTGCATAAACGCTTGCATACTGCGCAAGCAGAAGAATTTCAGTTGCTGGTGCGTTGTTTCCGCGAACATCCAGATTCATTCTGGGGAAGAAACAAAAAGCCAAAGCGCCAGTGGGACGAAGCAACATTTATTGAAGCAATTAATAATTGCGATCTTGTCCCGCAGGCAGATCCAAACACTGCAAGCCAGACGCAACGCCTGATGAAGGTGATGGCGTTGAAGCAGCTGCAGGCTTCTAACCCTGCAATGTATGACGCGAAGGCAATCGATCTCGCCGCGATGAAAGCAATTGGCTGGAGCAATCCAGAGCAATTCCTTGCGCCTCCTGAGCAGGCTGGCCAGATCCCGCCAGAGATGCAGAAGGTCATGGAGGAGATCAAAATTCTCAAACAGGAAGCAGACGCGAAGACCATGGTCGCACAGGCGTCTGTCCAAGCCGCGCAGGCCGATGGTCAAGCGCGCATGCTGGATGCGCAGACAAAACAGCTGACTGCGCAGGCTAAAATGATCGAGGCGCAGGCGAAAGCTGGCGGCGAAGATGGCCAATACCGCAACGTCGATGCAGAGGCGAAGATGATGGACGCAGAAACGCGCCGTCAGGACGTCGAGCTCAAGGCCATGAAGATGGGCATTGACGTGCATAAGTTGCGTGAAGAGTCAGAGCATCGCGAAGCAGATCGCGTTATTGATTCGCATCATCGGACAGAAGATCGTCGGAGCAAAAATGCTCTCGATATCGCCAAGTCATTACAGGGCGCAGGGCCGCAGGAGATTGAGTGATGGGAAGCATAATTGATCGCGCGCTCGACATCATCAACGATCACCTAAAAGATCAAACATCATCGTTCCAGGTTTCTTCTCCGATTGCTGCCGCTAGATCCATGGCGCGTGGTGGAGAGGTTTTGCAGGACGAATATCCAACGCATTATTTGCCGAACGTAGGTCGGCAGGTAATGAAGAAAGGCGGCACGCCCAAGAAAGGTTTTGAAGGCCGTGTCTCTAAGAAAAAACCTCCAACAGGTCCGACGTCGTGGGATCAAGTGCCAACAATAAATCCTGATGACTTAGTTGGCAAAAAGATCTTTCCGATATTTGCTGATCTCACAAAAACTGGCGACCCTTTCATGGGCATTGACGCCAGTCAGCTTGAGCAGGGCGTGCCAATGCGTGGCGGTCCCGGCTATCCGCTTATCCCAGAAAACGTCAAGCATGGTATTGCGTGGGCCGTTGAAGGCAAAGGCCGCGGAACAGCAAAGCTTGGCAAAGATGCGAACTATGCCGTTGTCATGGCTATGAACCCTGACACGCATAAATCAAATGCTACATTCTCTCGCGCGCTCATCGGCAACATGCAAGCATATGTGCGCGACGGACGCTTATCTCCTGAGAATTTAGAGCAATTGAACAATTTAGTTCGAGAGCCCGGCGCTCAGAAAGAGCTTCAATCTTTGCGCGAGTTTCCCGGCTTTGAACATCCTGAAGCAATCGATTTTATCGACAGCTTGAGTTTTGAGGCCCGCAAGAAATTATCAGACGTGCTTGGTAGTCCGACAGGGCAAAAGCTCGGCGCGCCAAATGTCGCAAAGATTATTCGTGAGACTGCAGATCCTCAATATGCAGGCGTTGATCGTTCGGCAGGTCTTTTTCTCATGGAGCTTCATCCTGACAAAGGCTTGTCAAATTTAAAAGAAAAAGGATTGCCTGAGCACGAGTCATATACTTACGGGGTGCCCGGTCGTATCGTTGGTAAGTTCCATCATCCTGTCGCTGCTGAGACATTATTCAAAGATTACTTTGATAAGAAGAAAACTGATACTGAAGCTTCCATTATTGGCGCTATGCAGAGCAAAGCAACTGACAAGCAAAAGAAATTTGATCCTGAAAAATTAAAACAATTAAACGATATGGTTAGGGGACTTGGTGAAGATGAGAATTTAAATGTTCTAAAAGACTTTCCGGGGTTTGAGCATAAAGGCCTTAACAAATTTATTGGCGGATTAAAAGACGAAGAACGCAAATCTATCTCTGGGTTGCTTGGTTCAGATGAGGCGCAGAAGATAGGAGCTCCTAAATCTAATCTGCGCAGGGCATTTGATTTAGAAATGCCTGTCGGCACAATCACGCAAGAAATTGCGGATATGCTTCCGCGCCATCCGAAAGATATTCAATCATCACAAGCTGCACGTCTTGCGTTGAACGTGCTTCATGATCGTTGGCACACAAGCGATGACTCAGTAAAAGAAGGCGGCGTCTCTGCAGCTAACTTTTCACAGGCTTTAAAAGATTCAGATGCGTCGTCAACGCTAACGCAATATTCGCAAAAAGAGCTGAACGACATGACACGGTCGGGCAAGTTCAAGGCATTTAAGCTGAAAGATGGAGAAGTCTATTTCGGCTTGAAGAAAGGCACAGACTACAAAGACGAATACGGCTTTGAGCATCCTGAGCTGACGCCGAATGAAACAGCTTTAGTTAGCGTCGTAAACAACGAGCCGGGGGCCAAGGGCATTGGCGGTGCGCCTGTTGTGCTCAAAGCTATCGAGCATGGCGCAACAGCACTGGACGCCTTCGCTGTGCCATCTCAGAAGCATCCTGAAGGCTTTCTCCCCGACTTCTATTCGCACTTCGGATTTAAGGAGCTTGGCCGCGTTCCATTTGATCCAAAATATGTGTCGGATCAGCAGTTTGCGGACATGAAACACCACTGGACAAAGAACGGCTGGGATGAGAGTATGGGCTTGCCGTCTTTGGCTATTATGAAATGGACTGGAACTGATGATGATCGAAAAGACGCACTACGAAAACATCTCGAAAAAAGCAGTGCAAGTGATCGGGCGGGAGCAAGTCCTGTCGATGTCTTCAGCGCAGCGGGGGCTCCTGAATCAGGCTCTCCAGAGATTGGTGGAGAGGGCAGGCTCGGCGGCGAAAGTCTCCGCGGCGCAGATCGAGGGGCAATACGAACAAATAGTGCTCCACGCCCTTCCGACCGGCTCTCACGAACACTTACTGCAGTCAGAGGGCTGACGCCTACTGAAGCTCCGCACTTTGGTTTAACGCCAGAAGATGTTGCACAATCGCAATTGACTGCGCAGCCGCCAGCAAAAGCCTATGGCGGCGCAATCAACCCGATCGAGCTCAGATATGACGATCTTGATGATACGGCTCGCCGTCTGATATTATGGTCATATGCTGCGGCACCACTCGTTCGCCCGCTTTCTCGTGCTGAGGGCGGTGCAGTTGATGATCCTGTCAATAAAGCTCTCGACATTGTTGGGGCTGGATCGCCGACGTCGGCAGTAGATACAGCCCGCAATCTGACGCCAATGGGGTTTTACAGCGCCGCAGCTGAGGCGGCCAGCAAAATACCTCAGCGCGCTCCCATTGATCAGATCATCAATAAGATCACGGGGCAGGCCAATGTCAAAAAAGAAGAGCTTGCTAACGCTAATCTTAAAGACGCATTTGCTGGACAGAGGAGCGTGGACCCGAAGGAAGTTGCGCGGCATCTACAAGAGAATGTTCCGCAAATAGGCGAGAAGGTTTACGGTGGTAAACAGCCTGTTAAATATAATCCAAAGCCTATGTTATATCATCCTGAAGAATTTGAAGACGCAGATGAAGTCCATAGAATTGGGCCTGAAGGACAGCCGCCACATTACATTGTAAAAGAAGGCAATGATTATCACGTTTATGGTCCATCTGGATATCACGAGACATATAACTCATTGTCTGATGCTACAGATCACGCGAACAATAGCATCAATAAAATTGAGCATCCTTTATACAAAGAATACACCATCCCCGGCGGTAAAAATTACCGCGAAGTTGTAATGCATTTACCGGAAGAAAAAGAAGCTGCAGCCCAAAAAGTTACAGACTTTTACGATGCCATGCATAAAAAGTATGGGGAAAATTTTATTTCGTCCTTATCGCCTGAAGAAGACATAGCTTTATATCGTCTTCAAGCTATGGCTGATGTTGCTGAATCTAAGCAGCCATACAAGTCTTCCCATTGGCATGGCGTCAGCAATCCTCTTGCTCATCTCCGCATGTCTGATCGCGACAATGGCAAGACACTTCATCTTGAAGAGCTGCAGAGCGATTGGGGGCAAGAGGGGAGAGATGAGGGATTTGGCACAAATAAAATACCCACCGCTCCTTATGTCACAAGCACTGACCAGTGGGTTGATCTTGGCTTGAAGCGCGCTTTAGTGGAAGCGGCTAAGGGGGGATATGACAAACTGATCTGGACGCCGGGAGAAGCGCATGCGGATAGGTATGATTTAAGCAAGCATGTAAAAAAGATTGTTTATGATCCAGACGATAAAACTCTTTCATATATGGAGCATGGCCAACCATTCTTTGAAACGATGGAAGATATTCCTGGGAATGTTGAGCCTGATGAAATAAAAAAACATATTGGAAAAGAAGCTGCCAAAAGGCTTTTAGCAACAGAGCCACATAAATTAAGCGGGAATCATATTCTGGAAGGACTAGATTTAGAAGTTGGCGGCGAAGGAATGGAAGAGTTTTATGATAAGCTTGTGCCGCAAAGATTAAATAAATTAATTGCTCAGCATGATCCAAGTGCAAAAGTTGAAAAACATTCTTACCCTCTTTCTTACAAAGTAGGGACAGGGCGAACAGAAGATATAGATTGGCATGGCAACCCTGTTGAAGAGATGGCCAATAAAAAAGTTCAGGGCCATGTTTTGCACATCACCCCCAAGCTGCGCGCCGCGATCCTCAAAGGGCTGCCCGCCTTCAAATCCGGCGGGGATGTTGGCAAGAGCCCTATAATTGATCACGCGTTTAAGGTATTATCGAAACTTCCGCGATAAAGCGGACACGGGGACGCCCGTAAATCTGGCCGGAGAATGAAATGTCTGAATATTCTGCAAAAACACTTAGGGAGAAGGCGAAAGCAAAAGCTCGCGCGCTTGCCAATCCTGGTAACTATGCCAAAGACCAAGAAGTCTCGAGCGCAGACTGGTCGCCAGCGCCTCCTCTCAGGACAGAGATGAAGACCGGCGCGCGTCCAATTATGAAGCCATCGTCGAAGGGCACAGGCGAATCATATGCTGCCCGCGACACGAAAGCGGCCATTGGCAAGGACATGAAGCGCGGCGCATTTAAGGCTGGCGGCGCTGTAAAGCGTAAAGACGGCGGCTCGGTTCCTTCTGCCGCTGAAACAGAAGACACCAAAGCGCGGCTTGGCTCGATGAAGATTAAGCCTGTTCGTGGCGCTGCCCAGCACTACAAGAAGGGTGGCAAGATCAAGAAAGCCGGCGGTGGAACGCTTGATGATAGTAGATATGGGGCTTTGCAAAAAGTTTTAGGTCCTTCTAACGTTGGCAATAGAAAAATTGCAGATTTTAGACAAGCTGCAGATATTGCAAGAGGAATGGGGCCGTCGTCATCTGAAAATGAGCCAATGCCGGCAGAGGGAAGCCTTTATAAAAAAGGTGGAAAAATAAAACGAGCGGCTGGCGGCAAGATCAAGAAAGCCGGCGGTGGCAGCTTCCTCGAGAAGATGGTTGGCGGTTCGGAGAGAGAGAAACAAGCTCGATCCATGCGCGATGTCGGCAAGTCAGGAACAGCGAATTATACGCAGGAAGATAAAGGCGCTCTTAATCGCGCTCTTAGGGGCGACGATGCGCTTCCTGCAGCTGGCGAGGCTGCTGAACGTTCTGGCAAGTATCAAAACTACAAGAAGGGCGGCCGCACGGCTAAAGCGACCGGTGGCGGCTTATTTGGCGCGTTGAAGGGCGCAGCCAAGAAAGTATCCAAGAAGGGCGGCAAGACAGACATTAACATTGTCATCAATGCTGGCAAGTCTGAGCCGCGTCATTCTGAAGCAGCAATGCGTCGTCCGGCTCCAGACATGGTTCCTCCTCCTCCTCCAATGGATGTTGGCGCTGCTGCGCCTGCTATGCCTCCTATGGGCCCTCCTGGTGCTGGTCCTATGCTGCCTCCAGGTCTGCCAATTGGTCGCAAGGCTGGTGGTCGAATCACCAAGGTTGCAAAGTCCTATAAGGACATGCAGGCTGGATCTGGGAGTGGCGAAGGTCGTTTGCAAAAGACGGACATTGCCAAGCTTCATAAAGACGCACCTGCTCGCAAAGCGGGCGGTCGGATTAGCAGGGTTGCCAAATCATATAAAGATATGACAGCTGGCGCTGCTTCTGGCGAAGGTCGTTTGCAGAAAGAAGATATCGCGAAAGCGAAAAAAGGTCGCGGAAGGTAACTGAAGCGATAGGGGGTGGCTGTCCCCTTCTCTAAGGCCACCCCCGTTATTACATAGAGAAGGCCAGTTAGAAGGGGCTGGATATATGGCGCTTACAACAGTGCAAGCATACCAACGCGAGTTGGAAAATATTATTGCGATTGAGATTGAAAGATTGATTGAGCCAATGGCCAACGGTTTCATCGAAACGCATGAAGAATATAAGAGTCAATCTGGCAAGATTGCCGGATTAAAAGCTGCGCTCGATTTGATGCGAGAAGCAGATCGTGTTTGTGCAGAGAAGTATCGATAAGAAGGGGAAAATAATGCCACCAATGATTATGGAACATGAGTCAGATCCAAAGCAAAAACTGCTTGCTGACATAGGTGATTTGTCAAATGTTGAGATCTTTAACAATCAGATCTTGGTTGCGGTTTATATTAGACCAACAAAAACCAAGAGCGGCTTGTATCTAACCGACAAATATGCCGACGAAGATCGATATCAGGGCAAAGTTGGTCTGCTTGTAAAGATGGGGCCTGCTGCATTTCAAGATGACAGCGGCCAATGGTTCAACAACGAGAGCTTTAGTCTGCATGATTGGCTTGTTTTCAGGCCTTCTGACGGCTGGAGCATCACGGTGAACGGTGTTTTATGCCGCATGCTGTCGGATACGCAGATTAAAATGCGCATTCAGTCTCCAGATGCTGCATGGTAAGGAGAAACCCAATGGCTGATGATGAAAATGGTATTGATGTTGTGCTTGAAGAGACGAAAAAAGCTGATGATAGCGCACCTGAAATAGAAATTGTCGATGAAAAAGTAGAAAAACAGGCAAAGAAAGAGGAAAAGCCAGAGGTTTCTCCTGAAGAAGGCATTCTTGAGCTTAAAAAGAACCTTGAACGCGAGAAAACAGCGCGATTAGAGGCGGAAAAGCGAGCCCAGGAAGCATATTATCAAGCGCATCAGGCGAATGCAGATAAAACCGAGTCTGATTATCAGCTGGTAGTCAATGCAATTGAAACGGTAAACACTAGAAACGAGCAATTGAAGAATGCCTATGCTGATGCAATGTCTGCGCAGGACTATTCTCGAGCTGCAGAGGTTCAATTAGCTCTTAGCGCCAATGCGCAGCAGCTATCTGAGCTGAAGAAGGGCGAGAAAGCCATGAAGGCGCAGAAAGAGGCTGCCGAAAAAGCTCCTCCGCCTGCGCAGCAAGGCGATCTTATTGATCAGCTCTTGCCAGATGTTTCTGCCCGGTCTGCTGCTTGGTTAAAAGAGACAAGAGAGCATTTTAGAAACGCGAAAGATATTCGTAAAATGTTTCGCGCCCATGAAGATGCGATCGATGATGGCATTCGTGCTGATTCGGATGAATATTTTGAGTATATCGAGACGCGTCTTGGCATACGCAAAAATATGGATGAGCGCGAAACGCATGCGTCTGCAGAAAGCCCGATGTCTGCAGCTGCGGCTCCTAAGAGAGCTGTGCAGCCATCGCCCGCGCCTGTCTCTCGTGGATCTTCCAGGCCTAACGTCATGCGGCTAACTGCAGCCGAGGCCGAAACGGCTTCTGCTCTTGGCATGACGCCGGAAGAATACGCGAAGAACAAGTCTCTGCTCCAGAAAGAAGGCCGCTACGGTCATTAAGGATTGACAATGGAACCTATCAATACAAGCCGCCGGGGCGGTAAATTTACAAATGCAGCCAAGAGTATCGAAGCTGTAGAAGAAGCGCCATTGCGGCCTCAGCTACGTGAAGAAGATTCACGCGCAACGGCTGCCAAGCGCGCAGCCCAGCTGCGTGAGCATCTTGGCGACGTGGTAGACGCGCAAGATGATTTCTACATCCCGCTGGATGAAATCCCTGATGGCTGGACGTATGAATGGAAGCGGCACACCATTTACGGCCAGGAAGATCCTGCTTATCAGATCCAGCTGGCTCGAGCTGGTTGGGAGCCTGTGCCTGTTACGCGTCATCCCTGGATGATGCCAAACAATTCAGCTGCGCAAACAATTCTTCGCAAGGGCATGATCCTTATGCAGTGCCCGACTGAAATTATTGATGAGCGTCGTTCTGCTGATTTGCGCAAAGCCCGCATGCAGGTAAGAGCAAAAGAGCAGCAAATTGCTGGCACTCCAGACGGCACATTAACGCGTGATGATGCGCGAGTTAAACCGCAAATTAAGAAATCTTACGAGGCAATGCCAATACCAGAGAAGTAATTTCTCTATAAATAAATGCGTTTCAAGGGGTCGGTTCGCCGGCCCCTTTACTTTTGTGCCTTGTCAAGCGATAATATACATAAGCTTTTAATAGCTCGAGCTCCCCCGGCGTGGAGCATTAACAATCTTCCGGTTCTAAATTCGCCCCGGCGCGCGATGATGAGCCTCCTATATAAGGAGAACCCGTCATGGCGAATACGTTTGCGCCTTTCGGTTTTCGTCAGTATAGCGGGAACGGTTCTGCCCCGACCTACGAACAGGTCGAGATGCTTATCGCTTCTAACTATACGACGCCTATTTTCTACGGTGATGCCGTCCTTCAGGACACCAATGGCACGATCACACGCGCGGGTGACGCGCCGACGACGCAGCTTGCCGGTGTTTTTCAGGGCTGCAAATATCTTTCAGTCGCCCAGAAGCGAACTGTTTGGTCGAACTTTTGGCCAGGTTCAGACAACAATGGCGTTGTCTATGCCTACGTCGTAAACGATCCAAACGCTCGTTTCCTTGTCCAAGCTGGCAGCACCACTAACGTGACGCAAACTGGCGTTGGCGCTTCGATCTCGCTTGCTGGCGGTTCGAGTGGCAATACTTCATCCGGCATCTCTGGCATGTTTGTTGAAACGCTTGGAACGTCTTCGACGGCTCCATTCCGCGTCATCAGTCTTGTCACTGATCCACCAGGCTCGAATGGCACCGATACGGCCTCGAACGCTAACTACATTATTGTTGGCTTCTTGAACGTCTCGACCAAGACGCTTGTCACCATCTAAGGAGTAAGGACCAATGGCTGTTAATCTCTCTGCCATCAAAGACCTTCTCCTCCCCGGTCTCCGCGGGATTGAAGGCAAGTATGAGATGATCCCATCTCAATACGACAAGATCTTCACGAAACACGATTCCAAAATGGCGCTCGAGCGCACTGCGGAAATGCGTTTCTTGGGTCTTGCTCAGTTAAAGACCGAAGGTGCGCAGACGGCGTTTGATAACGCTGCCGGCGAGCGTTACGTCTATAACCAAGAGCATACTGAAATTGCTCTCGGCTATTCGATTACGCGCAAGGCAATCGACGATAACCTGTATAAATCACAGTTTATGCCGTCAAACCTTGGCCTGATTGAGTCTTTCCAGCAGACGAAAGAAATCTACGGCGCGAACGTGTTGAACACGGCCACGACGTATAATGCTTCTGTCGGCGGTGACGGCGTTGCTCTTATTGCAACGAACCATCCGATCGATGGCGGCACGATTGCAAATCGTCCTGCAGTGGATGTTGACCTCAACGAAAGCACGCTGCTCAACGCAATGATTTCGATCAGAACAAACTTCAAAGACCAAGCTGGTCTGAAGGTGTTTGCTCGCGGTCGTCGTCTTGTTGTTCCGCCTGCTCTTGAGCCAACTGCAATTCGTCTGACGAAGACCGAATTGCGACCAGGCACCGCGGACAATGACGTGAACGCGATCATGATGACTGCTGGCGGCTTGCCAGAAGGCTACATGGTCAACGATTATCTGACGTCTGCTTCTGCTTGGTTCTTGCTGACGAACATTGATGGCCTCTCCTACATGGAGCGCGTTAAGTTCGAATCAGACATGCAAGTCGATTTCGTGACAGATAACCTCCTTGTCAAGGGCTATGAACGCTACAGCTTCGGATACTATAACTGGAGATCAATCTTCGGTTCGTTCCCAACGTAGTAATAAAATCAACGACTTACCGCCCTTCCACCGTGCTGGGCGGTAAGTTATCAAGTAGATTAATTCAGAAAGATACGTTTGTCAATGCTAGGGGGTTATCGGTTGACATAGGTATATTATAAGCGTATATCTCGCTTGTTAATAGCCAAATGGAGATCGAAATGCCTAAAGCTGAAAATGTATCTGTTGAGTTGGTCAAAGAGTTTTTGTCTTATGATTCTGATACGGGGTCCATCTATTGGTCTAAATCACCAGCGAGAAATGTTTATGCTGGAGAAATTGCGGGATGCGTAAAAGCAACTCGTAAGGACAAAGAAGGAAATCCTGTATCATATAGCTATATTCGCATAGGCGGAGAGAATATTCCGGCAGCGCGTATAGCTTGGGTTTTAATACATGGTGAATGGCCCAATGGCAGAGTTAAGTTTAATGATGAAAATCAGCTGAATTTAAGGGCTAATAATTTATCTTTGAACAAGTCTTTGCCAAAAGAATATGACTTTAAAGAAAGAGACGACAGGGTTGCATATTACCGAGAACATCGGCGAATATACAAAACTAACTATAGCGACAAAGATTTGCAGAGAAAATATGGTATTTCTCTGTTAGACTATAGTCAAATGTTTCTGGCCCAGAATGGCAAGTGCGCTATTTGCGGGTCCACTGATGGTGGCAATAGGGATGGCGAACAAAAGGCCTTTGCTGTTGATCACGATCATAGAACAGGCAAGGTGCGCGGGTTACTCTGCGAATCATGCAATCAGGGTATAGGCAAACTAAAAGACGATCCAAAAGTTCTTCGTTTAGCTGCTGAATATCTTGAAAAAGACCTTGGAACATCAGTTACGTTGACCGTCCAAGCGGACTCTGCACAGACAACGTAATTAAACCTTGTGCAGAAGGAGTGAATTAAATGGGAACGACTACGTTCACCGGCCCTATAAAGGCTGGAAATGTTCTTGACACAACTGGCACGACGGTTGGCTCAATTAAGAATGTTGGTTTCGTTGCAATGGCTCAAACGGCCGACATTGTTCAGTCAACGACATCAGCACAAACTGCAATTACAATTCCTGCAAACAGCACAATTGTTAGCATTGCTGTTCTCGTTGATATTGCATGGTCAAGCGCGACGACGACTTACACATTAAGCGTTGGAACGTCATCAACTGCTACTGAGTTAGTTGCTTCGACGAATGCGAATGCTGTCGGCTTGCTTTCTCTTAACCCAGGCACCAATGCCACACGCACTGGCGTTTGGCAGGATGTTGGCACGTCTGATGTTGCCATCTGGGTTGATAGCGGAGCTCCAGATACTATACCTGGCGAAGGCAAGCTCATCGTCACATACATTCAAGCAAATAACGCCTAATAGGAGGCCATTATGGGTGCTTACAAAGGTCCTGCTACAACCATTAAAGATGCTGAAAAGCGTGAAGAGTCCTTCAAAAAAGGCGGCAAGGCTGAGAAGGCTCACGGCGGCTGCATGAAGAAGGGCGGCAAAGCTGTTATGTCTGAAGCAGCAAAAGGCAAAAAGCCTGCTCGCGCTTCCGGAGGCGGCGTATTCTCGTCAGCTAAGGGCGGCACGCCACGCGGTAAAGCTTCTCACTATTGAGTTGTCAGTGATAAAGTCGACGGGATTGAAAAAGTCCCGTCGGTTTCTCGGAGAAGAGATATGGCGAAAACACCCGCTTGGCAGCGATCAGAAGGCAAAAGCAAATCTGGTGGCCTTAATGCCAAAGGTAGGGCGTCCGCCAAGGCTGAAGGTCACAACCTGAAGCCGCCGGTTTCTAAAGAGCAGGCAGCCACAAGCGATAAAGCCGCTTCGCGCCGCTCTTCATTTTGCGCTCGCATGACGGGCATGAAGAAAAAACTTACGGGATCGGCCAAGGCGGCAGATCCAAATAGCCGAATCAATAAATCTCTTCGTAAGTGGGACTGCTAATGAGCAAGCCGTTTTGGGAAAAAGATGCGCCTAAAGACGCAAAGCACAAGGCTTTAAGCGTAAAAGGTGTTAAGGTAGCGAAAGCTAAGGCGCGAGCTGCAGGCCGCCCTTACCCGAATTTAGTTGATAACGTGGCTGCTGCTCGTGCCGGCCATACAAAAGGAAAACGCTAATGCAAGCTCTTACTGTTACTGTCGGCCCTCTTGCTTCGGCCTCAGCCAACAATATTGCATTAAGCCAGACGACTGCTGGAGCGGCTAATTTAACGCTTAATGGATCTACCGTTACAAGCGGCGTTGCTGTTCTTGATGAGCCGCGTCAGGTTTTAATTACGAACGTCGGCAACGATAGCGGATTGACTTTTACGGTTTATGGAACGTGGATCGGCGGTCAGACGATTTCTGAAACGGTGCAGGGCACAAGTGGCAGTTCAGTTGCGACGACATTAGATTTTGCGACAGTGACGCGCATTGCGGCAAGTGGCGCGACAAGCGTAAGCGGCGTGACTGTTGGAACGAATGGCGTTGCTGGATCTCGTTGGGTTCGCTTTGATGATTTTGCGCCTGGTCAAATCACCGTCCAGGGCGATGTAAGCGGCACTGTAAATTACAGTGTGCAAACGACGCTGGAAGATCCAAACGATCCCTTCAGTCCTGTTGCAATTGGTTCTGTTACTTGGCTTGATGCTTTGGACGCAAATCTTGTTTCCGAATCAACGGCTAAATCTGGCTATATTGCGTATGCGCCAAGATATGCTCGCGTTTTGCTTAACAGCGGAAGCGGATCGGCTACCATAACCTTCCTACAGTCAAGCAACGGTCCGATCTAATTTAATCAGGTGTAATAATGGCAACGAGCGGCACTTATACTTTTAACCCGTCGCTCGGCGAATTAACGATTTATGCCTACCAGCTGATCGGCGTTCGCCCAA